AAATGGGTGTAAGACTTATAACTCTCAAATCAAAATATGATTTTGTGTCTTTGGCAGCTCATAAGAAAAGATTTCCTTCCACGAATGCACGATTTTGTACCAGTGAACTAAAAATGAAGCCAATGATTGATTATGTACTTTCTTTGAAAGAAAGCTGCATTATCATACAAGGTATCAGAGCCGGAGAAAGTACAGCACGTGCGGCAATGGAAGAGGAATGTATGTATTTCAAATCGTATTTCCAACCTAATAAGAAAGGAAGAACTGAAAACTATCGAAGTAAGGATGTCAAAGAATGGTGTTCCCAATATGACGCTTCTGTTCTAAGACCGATCTTCAAATGGAGTGCACAGCAAGTTATAGATTGCATACTGGATGCAGGGCAGAAACCGAATCCATTGTATTATCGTGGATTCTCACGTGTTGGATGTTTCCCGTGTATCATGTGTCGGCACAAAGAAATCGAACTCATAGCCAAAAATGATCCTAAAATGTGCCAACGCCTAATTCAAGCAGAGAAAAGCGTAGGACATTCCTTCTTTCCTCCATTATACATACCTCAAAGATTCTGTAAAAACAAACAATATCCTTATGTAGAGGAAGTTTTGGAGTACGTTAAAGAACATACCCCTGATATGTTCGAGCCGGAAGGTGGATATGCCTGCATGAGTCTGTTTCATGGACTATGCGAGTAAATAAAAATGGAATGAACATTATGATACGAGATCCTTACTATTTGGCGAAAACGGTCTTAGGTTCATACAACTTGTATATCCTCAAAGATCCTTTCGAATCTTGGCATTATTCGTGTGTTGGTACATTCAATACTAAAGATGAAGCTATAGATTATTATCATAAGTTGAAAGAAGAAGAGAAAATGATTTCAAGAATGCACATGAAATTAATAATAACAGAATAGAAAGGATATAAATAATGCCGATAAGCGAAGTATATAACATGGACTGTATGGAATACATGAAGGGGATTCCTGATAAGTTCTTTGATTTAGCGATAGTCGATCCCCAGTATGGCATAGACATAATGCACAAAGGTGGGATGCCGAAGCATTTAGGCTTTAAACAATATAAAAGAAAGGATTGGGATAAGTCCCCCCCCCGGAAAGAAATATTTTGAGGAACTATTCAGGGTATCGAAGAATCAAATAATTTTTGGTGGTAACTACTTTACTACCTATCTTCCTCCCAAAATGGGTTGGATTGTTTGGGATAAAGGACAACATGGATTAACTATGTCTGACGGTGAATTGGCATGGAGTAGTTTTGACAAGGCTCTTCGGATCATAACTCTAAATCGGTGTACAATTGGAGAACGAGGTGGAAATATCCATCGTTGTCAGAAGCCAGTGAAATTATATGCTGAAATATTAAGAAAAAACGCCAAAGAGGGAGACAAAAT